GAATCCTGGTCAGTACTGGGGCATACCTCAGAAGCATTCGTGCAACTGCTCGGGGGAAGGGGCAGGCAGTGGTAGAGGCTGGCAGTGTTGGGGCGTTTCATGAGAGGGGGACATCAAGGATGCCTCCTCGACCACACTGGGCTCCAGCTCTCATGGAAATGCAAGTGTCCCCGAAGGTTCAGAAGCTCATTCGGGAGGTGTTCCGTGATCTTCTGGGCGGTTGACCTTGCTGTGTACCGGCGGCTGACAGGGGCTCCCCTTGACCAGCAGGGGCGTCCCCTACTGGATTCTAACGGGGTGCCGACCAACCGGCATAGAGTTCTTCCTCCCGATCACGGAGGGGGCACTGGGCCTTCGTATGGGGTGAGAGTACCTGTTATGAGGCATCCCCACGAGCCTTCGCGGGGGCTTACATCCTTTGACCAGACAGTCAGGGGCTCCTATGAGCAGTTCTCGAAGGCGTTGCGAAACGTGCCTATCTTTGACGAAAATGTTTCTGGGCGAAAGTGGGTGGACACTTGGCCTTGTGTCACGTTTCGTTGGAACGGGCAGCAGCCTGATCCGTCAGTGTACACGTACTTTGACACCATTATCACTGAAGACATGGCCTCCACCCCCATTCAGCTTGTGAATGCTGACGGGGACGTGATTCAGTCTGGATACGAGGCAAGGTACGAGAGGCCCAACCCAGAGTCATACAAGGTGCAGTATGTGATCACGGCGCAGGCGAAATCCCAGGCTGAGCTTGGTTTCATCTGCGCCCAGATCGTTTACCTCTTTCCTCAGAGGGGCGCGCTGCAAGTGGAGTGGGCAAGCGGAGAGATTCACACTTGTGACATGCTCTACTTGACTTCTATGGCTTTGGATGCGTTTGGGGATGACATTACGCCAGGGGTGGGGGCGGACGAGCAGAGGGGATTCAAGCGAGCTTTCGTCTATGAAGTTGAGGGATACCTCGACAACACAACCAATGACTATGGCACCAATGACCTGCTTTATAATAGCACCCTTATCTACGAACGGATCCTTGAGCTGGGGGACATTCAGGAGCGCATGATGCGCGCCTGTGAGCTGAATCCTCTTGAGTTGGAGCCTCTGGGGTAGTGGAGGCGGGTAAAATTTGGTAGAGTACGGTAAAAGGAGCTGCAATGACAAACTTCCAGAGCCCAGCCACTAAAACGTCGATTGTCCGTAAGGGGGCCATTGCACGCCCTGGACTTGCGACAGCAATTGGTGGCTTTCAGTGCGTTACAGAAAAAGGGCCTACAGTCCCGACGAAAGTTGTCAGCCCTGACGACTACAGGGAGCTGTTTGGCGACAGACTTACGGCATACCCACAAGGGTACGATGCCATGCTTGGATTCTTCGCCAATGAAGGATCTGTTTGCTACATCAATCGAGTGACTGGGGCGTCGGCAGTCGCGGCAAGCCGTGACCTAAACACCGTGGGGCCTGCTGGACGCGGAAGCGTTACCTCTGCGGTTGGGCCGTTCACCTTGGCCGACGGGGATACTATCGTGGTGGACACCGAGTCTGGCAACGACGGGACTATCACGGTGAGAGCGGATCCGGCTACCTTGACTTTCACGGGTTCGTGGGCGGCTGGCGATGCTGGTGAAACAGCCACGTTTGTTATCCCTGGTGTGCCAGGGGAGCAGGTTGTCGATCTGTCATCGGCGACTAGCCAGTCTACCTATGCAGCACAGTTTAACTCTCAACTCCTCGGAGCGAAGGCTGTGGTCTCGGGCAGTGATATCGTTATCACCACGGACGTGGCTGGTACTGATGCTGCCCCTGCAAAAGCATACGTAGTCGGTGTGAGTGGAGCATCCGTCACGACCAAGACTGGGCTTGTGGCGGGGGCCTTCACGAACGCAACCCCTGGCAACGTGGCGAACATTCGAGCGGTCACGGCGGATGAGCTGGTGACCCTGGGCCTTGCAGAGCTGTCTAATGTTACTCCATCTAACAGTGGAGGGGCACTCGTACTGACCCGAGACTTGGCTGGAGCGGCGGCCACCGTTCAGGTGATGGTAGCGTCCACGGCAGACACCAAGATGGGTTTGGACAATAGTGCCCACGCGGGCACTGCAAGCACTTCGGTGTCAACGATCAAAGTGAATGCCTCCAGCGTGGGGGTGTGGGGAAACTCGACGAAGGTCAAGGCTACCAGAAATGATGTAGCGGTGACCAGGGTTGCTGCCACCGCTGCGGGGGCTACCTCCACCATCTCAGTCCTTTCTGGGGCCAAGCTCCAAGTGGGGGATCAAATATCGATCACGAAGGGCGCGGATACCCAAAGGGCCGTCATTTCTGTGGTGGATGGTGCCACGCTCACCCTAAGTGCGGCCATCACGGTCCCTACGGGTGGGTATGCAGGGACAGAGGACGTTGTGCTTGAGACGTGGAATCTGTATGTCTATGGTAGCGATGGCCTTCTTCTCGCTCCCAGCCCCTTTATGAATCTTCGAATGGATCCGTTGGCTGGCCCCAGGTACTTCGAAGTGGTGATCAATAGTGCCAGCCGTACTCCTGTGACGGTCACGGCTTTGGGCCCTTCGGTATCTGACCCGCGACCAGAGCAGGATGCGGTGTCCATCGTTATGTCTGGGGGCTCCAACGGTGGGGCTATCGGGGTGAGTGACTTTATCGGATCCTCAGTGTCGAAGACTGGTGTTTATGCCTGGAACTCCGCCAAGGACGTGAACTTTATCTCCATGCCTGGAGTGTGCGACATCCTCGGAGCAAACGACGGGGCCAGCGCTTTGAAGGGGTTGGAAGCGTACTTGGAACTTCGCGGGGACGTGCAGGGTATTATTGAAGGGCCCAGTGGGTTTGACCACAGCGCCATCGCCACGTGGGTGACAAACACTGCAAACTTCAGCTCGATGTTTCTCACCATGTATTGGCCCCATGTGTACGTGGTGGATTCCCTGTTGGGGGTAAAGACGCTCAAGGCTCCCAGTGGGTGGATTCAGGGGTTGATTGCCCGTACCCACTATAAGCGGAACTTCGCGAAGTCACCGGCTGGCATCACGGACGGTCAAGTGCGTGGCATCGTCGGGTTGGAGTACAACATTGACGAGGGAAGTGACGAGTATGATGGCATGTTCTCCTATGGAATCAATGCAATCATCAACTTCCCTGGCGAGGGGTATGCTGTCTGGGGTGACAAGACACTGGACAGCACGGACGAGTATGGGGTTCATGGTGAGGTGACTGGCTTCTGTGTGGCTCGCCGCGAACTGAAGCGGCGTACCCGCTTCGTGAACTTCGAGCCCAACAACGAAGACACCCGCAGCCAGGTGGTGCGAGTGGCTACCTCTCTTTTCCGGCAGTGGCGGAAGGATGGGATTCTCAAGGGATCAACGGATGAAGAGGCATTTTTCATCATCTGTGATGACACCAACAATACGGCGCAGGTGATTGCGGCAAAGAAAATGAAAATTCGTGTGGGGTTGGCCTTTGATCAACCCGCTCGATACGTGGACATCACCCTGGAGCAAGATACACGGGCTCTTGAGGCATCGCTGGCCTCACAGCTTTGAGAGGAGTGAATCATGGGGCGTGGAGCAGTTGCAGATCCGCTGAAGTCTTTTCGATTCCGTGTGGAGATCGAGGGGTTCATTCGCTTTGGGTTTTCCAAAGTAAGTGGCCTCAACGTTGAAACCGATGTGATCGAGTACCGGGAAGGGGGAGATAATGAAACCCCGCAAAAGTCCCCGGGGCTCGCCAAGTATGGGGACGTTACCCTTTCTCGTGGGCAGATCGTTCCAGGACCAGGGGCTGATGACTTTTTGGACTGGTTTGCCCAAGTCCACGAGGTTGCCGTGCAGGGGTCCAGTGCAGAATTCCGAAGGGAACCTGTCATCCACCAGTACAACAGCTTGAACCAGAAGGTTCGTAGCTGGAAGCTGAACCATGCGTGGCCCAAGAGCTACAAGCCCATGGGTGACGTTGATGCGCAGTCTTCGGAGAACAGTGTGGAAGAGCTGGTTCTTGCACACGAGGGCTTCGAACAAATCCTGTAGGAGAGTAGGCAATGGAAGCTTTGATCGAGTTGCCGATGGGTATTCGCACCCCGCAAGGGTGGTCAAAGAAGGTGGTTCTGACTGAGCTGACTGGGGAAGAGGAAGACATCCTTCTTTCCGGCATCAAGCTTTTGCGCAGGCAGGAGAAGAAACCAAACAGTGGGCTGTCTCCCACTAGTTTTGGGGAACGAATGTCTCGAATCCTGTCCCGCTGCACGGAGCAGATTGGAGCAATGCGCCGCCCTGATGGGGGGACCCGTTTTGATTCTCCCAACTTTTTCTTTCAACAGTGGGCAGATGCGCACACCAACGACCGGGCGTTTGCGTTCATTCGTTTACGGCAGTTGTCGCTCGGGGACGAAGTGCAGTGTGACAGGCGGTGCCCGCACTGTGAGAAAGTCGTCGAGCGAGTGGAGTATAACCTCGCTGATCTGGAAGTCACAAGCAATCCGCTTCCCAGTGATAGTCAATCTATTTTTTCTTTCACTTCTACCTGCCCATCCGGCAAGGTGGTGGTGTGGAGGCCTCTCGTTGGTAGCGATGAGAAGCGCATTCAGGAGATTCACGATGGGCAGCATAGTGATGATCTTGTGACTTCGACGCTTCAACTTCGGCTGATCAGCATCGATGGGGATGAGCCCAAGTTCGAGGCACTTCGGCGTATGTCAGCCCGTGATCGATCCTTCTTGCGCTACGAGATCAATACTCGTGAGGGAGGAATCGACACGTCGATTGAAGGGATTGTTTGCCCCCACTGTGGGGGAGAATTCTCAACCCTTATC